GGCGGGAAACAAAACTGGCCGGAGGTTTGTGCCCGATGGGACGCTATGCCCACCACACGGATGGCGCCAATGGCCCACCCCCTCCGATAGTGCTAACCGGGATGATCCGTCCGGTCAGCAGGGGGAATGTGCCATGGACCGTGGGCGGTGGTCAACTGAGACTGCAGAAGACGCGGATGATCGCGACTGTCAGGCATGCGGCGGCGCCTGCGCAAAACAAGAAAACTGCGAGGGCGAACAGAAGTTCCATCTTACTTGATAGGTCCGCCCACTAACCACGCGTCACACGTGCGGTCGCCGGCACACTTGAAATGGAACAGTTGGCAGTAGCCGAGGTTCGCGGCTTCCGTCACCGCTTGGGCGGCTTTGCCTTCTTCTTTCCGGGTTGCTGCGGGCTCGTCTTCGTCTTGCATGCCTTTGGCGATGCAGGCGAGCATGTTCTTGGTTTGGATGAAGGCAGCGCAGTTACCACACCGAGCCGTTTTGGCTTCGGCAGGAGTGACGCCCCAGAGCTTCGCGAGCCGGTTCCAGAATTTGCTATTTGCTTCGTTTGGGTTGAGCGGGCCATAGCCATAGTCAGATATCGCATGGTTGCGGTTAGCTAGGTTGATGTGGATGTCTAGCGTAGCCGGGGGACAGGACTTGGTGTCTTTGAAAGCCTGCTTGATAGCAGTGCCGAGGACGGGGCTTTTGGCCATGGTCAATGGTCCGTGTGTGGTGGTGCTGGCGCAATCTAACAGAGAAGTGTTTCACGTGAAACATGGGCAGGGGTGCCCGGTACCTTGAGGGCGTTTGTAGAAACGTGGCTACAAAATGTAGATACGGGGGTGCCCGGTACCTTGCTATCATTTTGATAGGACGGGGGTGCCCGGTACCTTGACCATGTTACATTGTAAACCATAATTCTGCGAATTGCTCACGTTCCGGAAAAAATCGGATTTTTAGGCGCAATCGCGCGACCGGCGGCTCATTAGGGGGGATTCGTTTTCTCCAGGCCTTTCCTGGTTCAACCTGGATCCGGGGCAAGGGACCCGCGGCGCATGGCCCGAGGACAAGGGAAGGCTAAGCGCAAACGAGAGAACACGCGCGCGCGTATTATAAAGCAAAGGCCGGCCGTTATGCATTGGACGCATGGCAGGGTTGCGTTTTATTTGTTGACAATGTAAAAGGCTAAAGCTACATTGCAGGGGTTGGCGCAATGAAGCGCCGCTAGTCCAGAGAAAGGGACGCACAATGAACCTCGCAGAACTCAAAGCCACAGTAGATGAACTCGGCGCGCTCAAGGCCGCAATTGCTGAATTGACGGAAAAGGAGCGCGACCTGAAAACCCTGATCGCCGCGTCCGGTTATGCGGAACTTGACGGGGATCTTTTCCGCGCGACCGTTTCCCTGTCGGAACGGACCACGCTCGAAACGGAAAAGGTCAAGGCGCTTCTGTCGGCCGCACAGATTGCCGCGTGCAGCAAAACAACTGAGATCACCACAGTGCGCGTTGCAGCACGCAAGCGCGCCGCTAAGTGAAGGAGCAAGGACCTATGATCACAGAACAGCGCCCCCTGCACGTTATCGCGCGCGAGATCAGCACGGATTGGAAAAAACCCTACTTCGGAGCCGTGCCATATTTGGACGCAATGCGGCAACTCAACTCAATTCACGGGGCCTTTTATGAGGACAGCGCAAAGTCTGTCGTCGCATACTTCCTCGCAAACGCGAACACGTGGAGAGGCGAAACGGCGCGCCGCGTGAAGGCTGAATTGAAGGCCCTGCTAAAGGCCTGACCTGTTGACAATTCATCCGGCCGGGGCCATTGTGCCCCGGCTTATTTGTTTCGAGAGAAAGGAAACAAGGCAGATGATCACCACAGCAAACGACATGTTGAAGGCCTTGCGAGGCTCGGATCCGACCTATCGCGGCGTTATCTTATATCAGGGGCGCTCTGTTCTGGACGGCAAGCCTATTGTGGCAATTGCGAACAGGATCGAAACGGCAAGCGGAAACGTCAAGACCGGCGCAATGGTCCAGACGTTCATCATCCGGGCTGACCTGTCGCCATTGGCAGCAATAGACTCTGGCGCTGACAAGTCTATCTGCGGCGCTTGCATTCATCGCGGCGACAAGGCGAAAGGCAAAGCGCGCACCTGCTACGTGAATGTGGGGCGCTCTGTTGAATCGGTGTTCGGTGCTTTCACGCGTGGCCGATACGCTCGGCCGGGAATCGATTTCGACCCGGCGATTCTGTCCGACCTGTTCGCCGGATCCGCCTTTCGTATGGGGACATATGGCGACCCTGCAGCCGTGCCTTTCGGCGTTTGGGAAGCCGCCACGGCTAAGGTTGCGGCGTTGACAGGATATACGCACCAGTGGAAGCGGAAAGCTTTCGAGGCCTTCAAAGGCCTTTGCATGGCATCGGCCGACTCTGAGCGAGACCACGCCTTAGCTAAGGCTATGGGGTGGCGAACCTTTCGAGTCCGGCCGGCCGGCGCGCCTATCCTGCCTCGTGAAGTAACCTGTCCGGCTTCCAAGGAAGCGGGAGCGAAAACTATATGCGCCGACTGCCGCGCATGCGGCGGGCTGTCGTCAAAGGCTAAAGCGGACATTGTGATCGCGGCGCATGGCCCGACAGGGGGGCACTTCCAATGAACGAGGCTAACAGAAAACCCGTCTCGCTCTATTCCGTGTTGAAGTCTCGGCCGTTTGGCCGGGGCTTCGCCGCCTATCGCAACGGCGAACCTTTCGACCCGGACGCCTTCCATCGGGTCAACGATCAGTGGGCCTATGAACGCGGACGCATGTTCGCGGCATGGTATGCCGGCGCCTTGCGAATCAATCGGCATATATGCCCCAGCGCTTGGAATGCGGCGCGCGAGGCCTTGCACCGCGGCGCCCTGATCTGATACCGTCTGATCTGTCGAAACAATAGGACGAAGCACCGCCAGGCGCATACCAGGCAGCTCTGTCCGACCCGTTTTGGCTTTGTTCGAAACTTAAACCCCGCTTCGGCGGGGTTTTCTTTTGCCCTGGGCCATGCTTGGCCGGCGCCGGCTGGCGGATCTATCGGCCGAGCGGATCTATCGATTCTGTCGAATCCGTCGAACCTTTCGGATCTATCGCCCGCCCCGCTAGAATCCGTCGAGCCGCTAGATCAAGGAACGTGGACCATGGACCTTTGAACGGGAGCACGAGGTCCGGTTCTATCGAACCTGTCGAATCAGTCGAGAGACCACCGACCTTGGACCCCGAATAAATTTTAAGAACCTCTGCCTCTGGATGGCTGACCAAGTTCCATATCGCATCCGAAACAATCGATCTCTTTGTTTGATAAGCGATTTGTGCGGGTCGCCATAGGCCTTCAGTCTTAAAAGACTTTAGTTTGCAAACCTTCAACTCGCACCAGATTTCTATGCCCATTTCCCGGCCATTAGCGGGCCACAGGAAGGCTCCGTTCACGTCAGGCAACCCCGCCCCTGCCCAGTTTTCTACCCGCTGCCAGTCCACCTCTGGCAGCTTGCGCTTGAGGTATTTGTATACCGCTGTCTCGGTGTTCACTCCTCAAGCTCCGCCAAGACTGCATCTTGTTCCGGGTCCGAAATGAAATCATCGTCCCGCATGCCTCGAACCATGTCGATGGTGGGGGCAGTCGCCTGCGCCAGAACAGGGAAATCCTTCTGGAGTTTTGCGATCTCGGCTAAGACTTCCTCGCGAGACATCTGGTCAATCTTTCCAACCAAGATTTCCTGCCGCGAGATATAAAGACCCGCAGCCTGACCGCGGGCCTTCTCGGCGCTGACCGCAGCAGGATAGTTCCCTTTCTCATAGGCGGCATCTCGGATCCGGGCCAACTGGCGGACGTGGTTATCAAAGGTCACCTCGTATTTCTTCGACAGCTCTTCCTTGATCTCCGCGATCCGGGCGAGGATGTGCGGATAATCCCGGCCGTTCAAGAACCTCGACCCTGCGATGGGCGCAGTCTTCTCGGTGTATCCAGCAAGGCGCGCCGCCTCGGTGCGGGTCACGTCCTCGGTTGCGTAAATGCGGCAGAATTTCTCCTGCTTTTCGGTCAGACCCTTGGTCTTGGGGTTCACAAGGATATCAAGCTTGGGCTTGTGCGTGGTTTTGGCTCTCGCCACGGGGCAACCT